CCATAAAGTATTTGTTTGAGAATTTAAACTGTTTGTTCTGTTGAATGCATCGGTAGAAATATTTTCACTCGTAACAGTTTGTCGCCTTACTATTGGAGGTCTTGTGGAAACAATACCACTGTTTCTTAAATCTGAAACACCCTTTGCATGATAGATTACATCAGCCGCTGTTTCTGTTTTTGTGATATCATTGGTATAACTATCTGCAAGTCGGAACACCTTTTCACCCGATGTAAACTTTCCTGCAGGAATAACAAAAGATAATTCTTCTACAGAACCATTTGCATCTGTTGTAATTGTACCACCTACTGTCATATCTTTTGGTTGACAGTGTGCAGAAACATTTACTCCATCAAAGAATGGATATACAACAGTATTGGGTTTTAATCCGTATGCATTAATAGTCAATGTCTTTGAACGAATAAAAGGAACAATAGTAACATCTACGGTTTTACCGTTTACGATTTTAAGTAATCTGTGAGGCAATGACCTGACTCTAATTCCTAGTCGTGTCTTGCTCTGTGAAGTTAATAATGTACTTCTTGAAACGGTTCGGGTATTATTTTCTTTGATTGGACTTACACTTTCATCTCTTTCGGCAATTCGCGCCTGGTCGATGAATCGTCTGCCTTCTTCGTCATAGAGGTCACTCGATACTACTTCTATACCACTCCACATACTTTCCCAATCGTTCCATTGTGTGCCAAATCCTTTGGCATTTAGATATTGTAAATCGTTTGTGTCATTACTGCCTACACTGTGGTCATCTAGATTTCCTATTTTCCAGTTATCATTTTCACCGTTCGTATTGATTTTAACAATAGGTCTATAGTTTACATCAAACCAATTATCTCCGGGTGGGTCGATGGTTGCACTTCCTAGCCAGTTTACAAGATTAAATGGGTTTATTTTTAACTTACCACTCGATGCAGTTTGATTGAGAAATGATATAGGTGTTCCGTGAGAGAGTGTAACTATACCATCTGTGGATTCTGCAATACCCGATGATGTATCATCCTTTGCCAAGTCAATATTTTGTACTTGGAACGAAGGACGCAATTGTCCTTTTTCGACATCAATCGAGCAGGCATAATCTGGGTCAGACACATCACCCACTCCACATCCTCTGAACGAATCTACAAGAATTCCCTTCTTGAATGCAGTGGAATCTCCGTCATAACTTAAAATATTCTTACCTTCAATTTGTGATTCAAGGTTAGACAGAGTAGAAAAATGTTCGAGATTAGAAATTCTTTGATTCAATTTACCGATATCGCTCATCGTGTATCGTTGATTATCAATATATTGTACACGAACATCCGATGCATTATGAGTATAAGGCGGAACGGAAAGAATGTACAGTGACATTGCATCTTCTCTGTCCGCTGGAGCCTGTGGGTCTAATGACGGAATACCTTTTAAAATTTCAAATGAATGGTCATCCGTACCTGTATCTTTCTTTAAAATAACTCTGTCTACTCTTGGAAGATAATAACGATGTCGTTCATTGATGACATCACCGGCGGCAATACCTGTCTTTGGAAAACCTCCACTTTCTAATGGTTTATCGATTTCATCCTCATCTCCATTTTCTCTTGTCGCTCTTGTGCTTCTAAAATCAAGAACATTTGCAAGTGAAACCGTTTCGCCTCTGTCTTCAATTGTATATAAAGGAATGTTTTTATAATCAAAACCGTCATATGAATTTACTGTAAATGGAAGACCAGTTCCACTGTGTTGGAAATAGTCATAAGAAATATCAAGAGTAACGGTCAAATCTTCATATTTTGCAACTCTGTCGGGTTTAATATATAATCTTCCATAATCATACATTTCATCTCTTTGACCATTATCAAAAATGAAATCAGATTTTAAATTCATATCTGTTCCACCATCGTTACCCGCAGTGCCACCTGTTACTCCGTTGATTCTCCAAATGTCAACATCGGGTAATTGGAAATAACTTTGACCTTCAACATCTGTTAATACTCTGTCGGTAGAAAGATTAATTTTTGTATAGTTTTTATTTGAAAGGGTTTTAGTTCTAATTTTTGTGGCAGGAAGATTCGGACTGTCTGTATCTTTAATTTGTACTGTTGCAAATACAGTATATGAATTATCATCGTTTAGGTAATGTTCCCATATGGGGTTAGTTCCATATGTGTTTGGCGACACTCCAATACCACTGATTTCTAATGATTTTTTGGAATCTTTTAATACCATGTGAATATGTTCAAGGGGAATAGAGAATCCACCCTTTGTTGAAACTATAGAATAGTGTATTTTAGACTCGTTTGTAAGAATTTCGTCCCCACTACCATCACCTGTTCCTTCACCAATAAAGGTCGTTCCTTCTGGTTGGTCAACAATACCAAGTGTAATAACATCACCATCCTCGGCAATTGAGAAACTTTTTGTAATAATATTTCTGAATTGAATATCGTTCACATCTTTTACAGCCGGTCCTTCTGGAATAGGAATAATATAATTATTATTTCCTTTTAGTCCTTCTGGAGAAATTGGTCGTGTGGCAAGATTGCAATGACTTACATGATTTGAATTGGTTGTCCATCCTCCACTCCCAGCAAGAACTCTATCTGGTGTTTTCCCCAGATTTCCACCTACAAATAATATTTTATATCTATTATCCCCATACTCTACTTCTGGTCCATATGTGAAGTTTTCCTCATTGATGTTTTTTCCCCTTCCTCTTTGTCCAGGGTCAATGGCCCCATCGTATACCTGGTTACGAAGTTCATCGAAATAGTGCCAAGTTATAGCATCCATATCTGTATATGTTATCATACAAACTTCATTCATACCCCTACCAGAATTCATATTTATATCATATAGATAAATTCTATATGTGTATGTGGGAACAATAAGTGTACCAATCGATTGTGCATATCCTTCAACTTCCTTGACATCCGATTCTTTTACAATCATTTTAATTTTTGCTGTTCCGATGATAGGCGCAAGGTCGGCACTCACAGATGAATTAGTGAAATTGGTTCCAGGGCTGATGTCTTCCCCGCCCGGCAAATCATCGTCATACTCAGTACCAAGGAAATTGTCATTTGAATGGTATGCGGAGTTATTGTAAGTATCTAAAAATAACGGCCACTTAAATCCGTTTGCCTTTGCTTCCTTTGAACCAGTTGGGTCATCTGCCCCGCCTGGATTTGCTGAGCCACCCGGCTCATAATTATCCCTATACCACGGCAATGATGCATGAAGATTTATTTCTAATCCTTCTTCGATTACCTGTTCTATATACTTACCAAAACCCACAGAATCATTCCATACGTGCCACGGGTCGCCGTCTGCTGGGGGATTATTGGGTTGGTGAGAACTACTTTGGTCGGTTGTATATGTAAAACGGTCATCTATCGCAATCGCACCGTCAATATATGCACCGACATTTGTATTGATTTCTTTATCTACAGATAATGCAGTTGTTCGTGCCTTGTCAATATCAAGGAAATGTGTTTTTTGTGTTTCGTATTCATGTCCAAAAACATAGGATTTTCCTGATGCAAGACCGGCAGCCAGTTTAGAAGAACTGCCGTCTGTATATACACCCCTGTTTGTTCCATCGTCCTTGTGTTCTCTAATGTCAATCTCAAATGGTTTTACTGTATATGAACCAGATTCATCATGGGTTCTTCTTGCAAGAGTTTTTTCAATCTCGGCATAAGAACTTTTCAATAATCTCTTTGTGGGTAGACCACTTTCATATTTTACAAGTTCTAAAAAATTAGTAGAGTATTCTGTGCTTTGACCCAATGAAAGATTAAGAGAATATCTATCGGCACCGGGAGCATTGTAATTATATGAACCACTCGCAGGGTCACGAAGGGTCGAATCTTGTCCATCCGATACAGAGTTTTTGTCCATAACAAATCCTACACTGGTTGTGGGATTTTCAAAATCTCTAATAGAAGAAGAATCGCCAGTTAATCCGTAGGGTGTAAATTTTTGTAAATCGTTCTTTACAAAGTATCCATCAATATAGAAAATACCATTGCTCACAGAAACTATATTTGAATCTCCAGAAAGACCATTTGAACCTAATGCAAATGTGGCATCTGTATCGGAAGCAGACCGTTCGGCGAATGTGCCACTCCAACCAGCAGACGGATGGTTGGACATAAAGGTTGCACCTTCAACAAATTCAGAACCCGATGTAAATGTATAGAATAAAATCTTATAGTCATCTTTACCACCATTTGATTCTATTGCATGAATTACTTTTGCCTTTATATCACCAGAAGAAATTTCATATCCAACAAGTTGGTCAAGTGGCACACTATTGCCAAGTGTGTCTAATGGTTTAATTCGTTGATAGCGAACCTTAGAAGTAGCAATTTCCCCGCCGTATACTTTACTACCATCCTGAAAAATGTGATTACCGAATCGTTCTATTTGGTTTTGAAGAATTGTCTGAAGTTGTGTTAATTCTCTTGCCTGTACCGCATAACCGGGACGAAACAATACCTTGAGGAATTTCTTGGTTTCATCGTAGTCGTCAAAGTACGGAGTAATATTGAAAAGTTTTGAATCGTATGCTGGCATAAATCTATGTTACACTCCTAAAATCCTATAAGAATTTTAAATTCTTCTTTTTGTTCTAAATTTCGTTGAATGGGTTTTATATTCTGTATGTATAATACTTCTCCTGAACCTATGACAAGTTCTGGGATTTCTATTTTGGTAATGGTGTCCGTTCCAGAATCAATATAAGACCCGCCTGTAAATGACCCTACAACATTTGTAAGATGCAATGCGCCAGTAGTACCCGTCACATAATCCCATTCTGCAACATTACCTGTTGCATATCGAAGACTTCCTGTTGTCGCTCCACCATCTTGTTGGGTGAAACCGGCATCTTGCTCGAATGTGGTTGTGGTTAAACTAGAACCACTGATTGTGAGTTTATATGTTTGTCGATATACCGTATTAATACTCTTATTTCTTACAATATCATTTATGGAAAGAATCCTGCCATAATCTTGAGTGTTCCCTGCAATGTTCATTAATTCAAAGTATCCCGTTGCGCCACTCTTGAATTGTTTGACAAGTTCTCCGCCTGCAACTCCGAAATCTAAAAATGGTGGACCGTATCCTGCACCAGAAGTATCTCCTGTGATTCCGCCAGTTGTTCCAGAGAATGAGTTTTTGGTTACTTCTATAATCAATTCACTTAAATTTGATTTCCAAGAATTGACTTTACCTTCTGCATTTCCACCAGTAGTTCCTATTGTTTGTTTGACATCTTCGCCAATTGTAAAATTGCCAGTTCCAAGGTCAGTATTGACATTAACTCTGATTAATTTTTTATCTGCAACCGGTCCAGAAAATCCACCCTTGATAGATGATACTTCAAGAACACCTTCGTTGGCTTCATCCGAACTGCTACTCCATGATTCAACCTTTGCTGTCGAATGAGATGAACTACCCATAATAAAATTATCGGAATTAAATGTACCATCAAACAACGAGTAGTCATAATCCGATGCGCTTGTATTATATGGTTTCTTTATCAGAAGTTCTGTTAGATTTATCGAATTCTTCCCAGCAATTTGACCCTCAAACGGTCCAGTCCCAACAATAGGATTTTTAATAATTCCAAATTGTCTAAAGTCATTTGCAACAGAAAATAATCCATCCTCGTTTCCGTCCGTTTTAATGGAAATTAAAATTCTTGAAGATTCAAAATCATATATCGGATTAATACCATGTCCGCCTTTGGGTGAAATTTCTAACGAAATAACAGGGTCTGTACCCCCACTAGATTCTATGGTAGTAATTCTGGCTGTGGCGAAAGAATAATCTCTACCTGCGTCTATTATTTTAATACCCTTGATACCTTTATCTTCATACATTGTAGGAATAACTTGTGCCCCGATTCCATTACCACTTATTACAATTTCTGGTCGTATGATATAGGTTGTTTCAGATTGGTGTAAATCAGAATTTAAATTTTCATTAAGAGTTGCTTTTCTTTCAGTGCCGACATAATCAATAATTCGTTTTACTTGACCAATTTCTTCACCTCGACCGCCATCGATATAAAGTAAATAATTATTATAGAAATCATCGGAATCTGATGCAGAGAAATTTAATATGACCGTATTTTGTCCTTCTTCATTTGCACTACCGAACTTTTCTCCGATAAACGAACTTGAAAGTGTAGAACTGGCATATTTGGTATCACCTGTTGTTCCTACTCTAATATCTTCAATCGAACCACCAACGGTTGATGTTTGAATGTTCCATTGTAGACTTTTGTCATCTCCAGTTGGAGGCTCGGATTTAATATGCTCAAGCGGAATATATTCCTTTGTAAGAAATTGTTTGGCATCGTCCGATACACGGAATATAAATTTCCATCTATAACCATCATCCGTTGTAACAATTTCTGGACCGGTAGAAGAAGGTTTCGCGGTAGATATTGCCCCGATGTTATTGTAAATACACTTGTATACATTAAATTCATCGGTTATCACATAATATATTTTATCAGTAAGGTCTGCGCTGTCATCATATTCCGAATATACTGTGCCGGATGTCCAGTCGTATCTTGGTATAACATGGGATATATCACTGAGGTCTATTCTTTTTAATGCAATTGCATTGCGCCATGCATAGTTATTGTGGTATGTTGAATCGGTAGAACTATCTGGTATATTTTCATCACTCCAAGGAGAAACTCTACCCACAAATAATAGGTATTGGTCATCGGAGTTGTGTTTAAACTCTGAATATAATTTCTCGGCAAAATGTGTCGAGAATCTGTTTCTAATTGCATCATTTGCCATATAACTATATATCTCCGTTTATGGGTGATTGAAAATACATCACCAAGTAAATCCGCCTAATGTTTCATTTATATTATCGTATGTTGTTCCGTATGGTGTACTGTAATTGGCATCAGGTGTTCCATAATAAGGGTCGCCTGCATTTCCTGAATTTGAATGGAAGTGTGCCCCAAACGGAAGTTCCATAAAGTTTTCTAATGTAATACCACCAAAACTAATTCCCGATGGAATGTCAGTTAAACTTCTTGCGTTAGGATGGTGATAGATTTCCCAAAAACCATATCCATAATATTGTGCGCCTGTTACACCTGTGCCACCACCACCCGATTGGTGATTTGTATCGCCAGACCAACCGGCAAGTGCGCCACCTGCACCCGCAGTTCCAAGAGGATACCCATTAGGATTATGTGAAGTTACTCCACCTTCTGGCACACTTGCAAATGTAATACCGTGCAACCCTTTTGTAAATACAGTCCCTTCTGGTCCAGTTATTGCAATAGGATTATATCCAAGAGGATATAAATCGCCAGTCACACCTAACCATGCAGAATCTCCAGCCAAAGTCGTTTCCATTGTATTTGCTCTAAGGTCAAAAGTAGTTCCAAATGCATACGGTGTATAGTGTGCAATCAAAGGAATTTCATATCGTTGCGATTCACTATGGAACAATAAATCTTGTTCTGATTTTCGTAGAATAGAAACTTCGCCAAACATCTTCATTCCGGCAGGATGTACTAGGTCTTTAATGACTTTTCTATATTTGTCTATTGCCATTTCTGCCTTAATGACATACGAATAATCCTGATAGAATTTTCCGTCCTGAATCTTTTTGGAAGAACTAATCTTACCATCATTGCCAGTATAGAATCCGGCATATTCATTTAGGGGTTGTGATACAACCCTAACAATGGCATCTCCGTTGCCTGTTTTGGATGTAAATACAGAATCAAAAGAATTATTGTAATTGACACCGAAGTTATTAATTTTAACACCGACAACTTTTCCTTTGAAGTCGGTCTTGGACACTGTGGCATTTCCACCGAATCCACCTTTTGCGCCAGTAGTTCCTGTTGTTCCACTTTCAAATGTCAGTGAATCACCTATGCTGTATCCAGCACCACCTTCAATAATTTCTATCTTACCAAGACAACTGTAAATTCTTTCTTCTAGTTTTATATTTTCGGAAGTAATACATTCAACTTTCTTACCAGGAACAAATTCTCCTACAATATTTCTTAAATATAATTCCGTCACTTCAATCGGACCGACAAAATACTGAATAACTTTTGACACTCTTGCCATTGCTGTTATGTTTGTAGTATGCGGTTCATATTGTGCAACATCTCGCTCTTTCATTTTAAAGTTATCTACACCATTGCTTGTAGAAACCTTGATGGTTTTTTCTTCCGTCCACCTACCATCAGACAATCTAAGAATATCCAATTTTGGATAATAGAAATCTACCAAGACATCATATAATATTCTGAAAAGAAATTCATAAGATTTCTCAGTTCCTTTTGATTCGTAGAATGTCTTGATGTTCTTTAAGAGTGTTTTTCCATTCACTGCATTTCCACTAGAATCTTTTGCAAGTTCAACGGGGAACTTATGAAGATATTGATTCTTGAAGAATTCTACAAAGTCATCTATTGTGGAATCAATATCATACAATCCCTTTAATCTTGTAGTAATCTCGTA